ACCCGGTCAGTCATGGAGACCTCCGGGTTATTTGCCGTTATTGACGAGCTGGAATAAATCGCCGGGCTGAAGGTCCAGCGCCTTACAGAGTTTCGCCAGACTATCCATTCGAACCATGCGCGGATCGTGCGCCAGGCCTGAAATAGTCGGCTGGCTGAGACCGGCAAGTTTTATTAGGGCCGCCTGAGTCATCTCGCGTTCGGCAAGGATTTCGTTCAATCGAAATTTTACAACTGCCTTAGTTTTCATATTCACTCTCCAGACATATCTTATACTAATATCCTGCCATTGTCAATAACCAGTTATTCTAATAACTTTCCCTATTGACATTATATCAGAAGTGCGTATAATATAGTCAACGAGTAAATCACCAGATCAATCAATCAGGAGGTATACCAGATGACACTTTTAGGAGCAATCGCACTTGGAGCAATCATCTTCACCGTCTACGTGATCGCCCAGATCGTAGACGCCAGGAACACCAGGCGATACAACAAAACCCGGCGATAGCCGCCAGCTACCACCGGGCAAAACCAAGAAAGGTTGACCATGAGTATAAACGATACACCGAAAACAGGCAAGGTTGACGGACACCCGGTAGAGATAATCGGAGCGACGCGCTGGTCCTACTGGGTGCGCACGCTGGACGGCGAGCTGATCACCACCGATGAGCCGTTCGGCTTCAAGGGCGCTGACAGCAACGGATTTGTTGACCGGGCGCGGGTGATCCTGGACGAACCGTCCGAAGAGTGCGAGGAATGCCCCTGGGATCACGAGTCGACTTACTGCCACGAGTGCATCGAGAGGGCGCTGTGAGCCACGTCATGCACTACTTACTCGCCGAGCAGATCGTCAGCGACTACTGCTGCTCAACCTGCTGGGGCCACCTGGTGGAATACATCGAACCGGGCGGAATGAGCCGGGTTGAATGCCACCAGTGCGGAGCAGAAACACCAGGCTTTGTGAAGAAGAATTATGCCAACCGGCGCAGAAACGACAGTTTCTCAGAGAAAGCCGAAGTTGAGGCGCTGCTGCACCAGATCGGGATCATCAACCAGGACAAGCGCAGCGCAGCCGATATTTTCAAAGAGTTAGGATTTTAGGAGGATCAAATGTCTATCAAAGGACTTACCGATCGTGGTCTATCTTTCCCGGAGATCGGACAAATTCGTAAGGGAGCCAAGAAGGACCCGAACAAGAATGCGCCCGGCGCGGATTTGAGCTACTTCCGGGTCGAATTTGATGAGCGCGAAGTCAAGGCGGCTGAGACGTTCGGCGAAATCTACAAAGAGTTCGAGGGCAAACCAACGGCTATTCGCATCATCCTGCCATTCAACGAAATTGAAAAGATGTGGGACGCCTGGCTGGAAGCCTACACCGCCGGGCGCATGGTGGCCAGGGCGGACGGCGAATACTATGTTTATCTGATCGACACCGACACCGGCGAGCTGCTGGTCAAGAATGGGATCGACATAAAGACGCACATGCCGCGACCTTACAGCGAAAGCCAGCCGGTCGGATACTACGTGGACGGCAAGGGTAAAAAGAAACCGATCTTTTGCAAGCCCTCCGGGCGACTGAAAGTGATCCTGCCCGAGCTGGCGCGAGCGGCTTACCTGACTGTGATGACCACCAGCGTCCACGATATCGCCAATATCTCTGACCAGTTGCGCGCCTTCCAGGCTTTGAATAATGGCCGGATTGCCGGGATCCCGCTGATCTTGCGGCGCAGGCCGAAGAGTATCAGCACTCCCAACGCAGACGGGACACGCGCCCGGCGGGTGAAGTGGCTGATCAGCATCGAGGCCGATCCGGAGTGGGTCAAGGCTGCGCTCCAGGAAACCAAGCGCCTGGCGCTGCCTGGCAACGGGCTGGCGCTACTCGAATCGGATAACCCGCTTGCCCCACATGATGAGCCGCCTGGGCCAGAAGAGTTAGACCTGGATGAAGGTGAAGCAGAGGGCGACGCGGGGGATGTGACCGAAGGCCAGTTCACGACGCCGGAGCCGGAAGCGGAAAAGTCGCAGGGTGAAACGAAGTCGCAGCCTGCACCACTCAACGGTGCGCAGCGTCCCTACACCGCCGATGTTTTGCGCGCAAAACTAATCGAGCGCGGAAACAAAGACTACCCGGACAAGCACGTCAGCAAAGAGCAGATCGGGTTACTGGCGCATCTGTTGGACATTTGCTTTGCCGGCCATGACGATTACGATCTGCGCCGGCACGCGATCCAGAAATATCTGTTTGGGGTCGAAAGCCTGAACGACGCGCCGCCCCCCACGTTGTATGCAGCCCTGAACGCCTGGCTTATGCCGAAAAAGGATTCGGGCGGTGAGTATCGCGTAGACCCAATGGCAGTAACCGAGATCAACCTGGTGTACGCGCAGGTGCTCAAAGACCAGGGTCAGTTGGCGATGCCACTCTAGCATTTCTTCTTCCTCCTTTGGTTGAGCCGCCGGGAACCTGGACCACTCCCGGCGGCGTTTTGTTTAATGTCAGAATACTTAGAACGCAAATAGAACGCAAGATTAGAGTTATACGAAATAAGCAGATTGCCTATTGACTATTGTATATAACGGTATATAATATAGATAAGGAGATAACGAACATGACAACCAACTGGAACATAGTAACCCCAAAGACAGCGGACGAAGCAAGAGCAGCAAGCAGAACCCTAACATACATTGGTCGAGGCCAATACTCAGACTTAGGACTGAAAGAGAACTACGAAGCATACCTGAAAGAATACCTACACATCCAATTAGAGAAATAACTAGATCGCCCCTCCGGTCGGGCAATAGGCCGGAAGAAAGGAAATCAAGATGACTACCATAACGATCTCAGTAAATATCAGCACAGGAAACAAGTACGAAGGCAATTCAAATTACAGCCTGGACATCCCCGAATATCACTTGATGAACCTGAACCCGGAATCTTTCAATGCCGAAGTTGCGAAAATTATCCTGGAGGCACGTGATGAATACTGCAAACGTAATGACTAAGAAATCCCCAGGACGCCCGCCACGATACGGCAGGACGATGAAGCAGACGGCATTGCGCCTGCCCCAGGATCAAATCGACTGGCTCAAGCGCCAGAAGGCATCGGCAAGTGAGACGGTACGCCAGCTAATCAAAGAGGAGATGTTTATCAGAAATAACTAATAACAATCTACCCCCACAGCGCCGGGACAACCCCGGCGCTTTTGGTTTAACACGGCGCAATGCTATTGTATCGTGTGGTATAATAAGTTGACGACCCCCGCAGCGGGGACATGACCGGGGTTGGCGGCTTTGCCAACCCTATTCGCTTTATACAGGAGAATGTTCAAATGGATGCACAGACCCTTGCTTTACTCAGCGGTGTTGTTCTATCGCTCTTATTCAGCTACATCCCCGGTCTCAATACCTGGTTCGCTGCCCTGGAGAGTTCGGTAAAGCGCCTGTGGATGCTGGCGCTTTTGCTTTTGGTCGGCCTGTCCGTAGTCGGGATCGCCTGCGCCGGCTTCGGCGCTGACCTGGGCATTGCCGTGACCTGTGATAAGACCGGCTTCCTCGGTGTGCTGAAAGCATTTGTGGCCGCAATGATTGCTAACCAGGCTACCTATGCCGTGACGCCGCAGACCGCCAAAGTCAAAGCGCTGAAGTCCTAACCCGTGGAAGCTATGGAGCAGCTCAGGCTGCTGACGTTGATAGTCGCCATCATTGGATTGGCGACCGTCAGCCAGGCAGCCTTGCGACATCGCAAGCGTTTCTGGTATGTAGTTCCCGCGGTTCTGTATCTCGGACATCTCGGATTATTCTACTTCGTGCGCGTCATGGACTACTCATCCCTATTCGGGATAGCGCTCACGCCTGCAAATATTAACCTGTGGTCGGTGTCGATCCATATCCAGGCCGCACTTACAGTCACCATTAAAGCCGTGCTAATGATCAACGGAAAAATCGTTGGGGATATATAAAATGCCTGACTGGGTTATATCGCTACTAGTTGCCACGATTGCGAGTGGTGTAGGATATTTATCGATCCGCTACCAGTACCGCAAAGACCGTAACGACCTGGCGTCGAAGCTGCAAGAAATCATGGGGAAGATTGCGGTGGACCTGGAAGATGAGCGCGATAAGAGGCGTAAATTGGAAGTGTTATACGATGAGTTATTGACCGGCCTCAGGAAACTAATTCGGCAGATCGAGGCGGCTGGTATCGTACCGTGCTGGCGACCTGACGAAAACCATGCGAAGAAAAACGGGATAATTCCGTGAGAGACATGCTGTTCCTGTGGCCTATTGATCCGCCATACCGCTGGATTAGCGGGTATGACTTCACGCCACCAGGACACGGCGCGCAAGACTTCGGCACGCCCAACGGCGCAAACTATCGAGCTCCTCAGGATGGGACCGTAAAATTTGTCAGGAACATTTACCAGGTGAACGACATGGACGCCAAAAAGGGTTACGGCAACTATGTCGAGGTGGATCATGGCGATGGCTGGATAACCCTAGGCGCTCACATGCTGGATGTGCTGGTAGGAATTGGCGAAACCGTCAAGGCTGGTCAGCTCATAGCGCACACCGACAACAACGGCGCATCATCCGGCCCGCACCTGCACCTGAAGATTTCACACAACGGGACGCCGGTCAAGCCGACCAGCGTTTTACGAGAGGTCGTTATGCCGCCTGTTGCATGGAAGTTACCTACGTTCCCTACTCTACCGCAGGGGATCGTCGTTATCGATACGCTGATGGTGCGCAAGAAGCCGGACAGGTCGGCCGCCACCAGCCGCACCTCGCTCAAGCGGAATACGGCGGTGCTGGCCTACGACAGCGCGACCGATGCCGCCGGTAACGTCTGGCTGTGCATCGGGTTCGAGCAATGGATCTGCGGCTATTATCAGGGCGAGACTTATGTCCAGTTTGGATAATCAATGCTTATTCTCGGTGCGCTTTGGCTGGTGGTGGTTGTTCCTCTTGCCCTTGTGCTTCTTGCTGTCGTTATCGCCGGGGCTGGCAAGGTTGTTAGACGGGCTGGTCGTGGCAAGAGACGGTAGACGATGATTGCTATCTTCGGTTTCTCCTCCTTAGTGACCCCTGCCCGCGGCCCTGGCTCCGCGGGCAGGCGGGGAGGGGCGTGATGGGTCTTAGCAATAGGCAGCGCGTCTTTGTGGAAGAATACCTGAAATGTTGGGTGGCATCCGAGGCAGTTCGGCGCGCTGGCTATAAATCTAAGCCAAACGTCAAAGGCGCTCAGTTATTAGCAAACGTTAGCATCGCAGCCGAACTAAAGCAACGCATTTCCGAACGTGCAATGGGCAAGGATGAGGTTGTTGATCGTCTCGGAGAACACGCCCGCGGCGATATGGGCGACTTCATGGACATCGGCAGCATGGCTTTTTCCCTTGACCTGAATAAAGCCAAGGAGCTGGGGCTGACCAGGCTAATCAAAAAGGTACGCCAAAAGACAGTAACCACGGTTGCGAAGGATGGCACAGAAGAAGAGACCAGCACCATTGAGATAGAGCTGTACGACGCTCAGGCGGCATTGGTGCAGCTCGGAAAGCACCTGGACATATTCAAAGACGGCCTCGATCCTAAAGATGGGATAAATATTATTGTCACTCTGAGGGGCAACGATGACTGACCTCCAGGTTTCAATCCATCCCGAGGTATTCAACTCAGCCTATCTTCCGTACCTGGAGGACATGGCCCGTACTCAGATCGTTTATGGCGGCAGCGGCTCGGGAAAATCCGTGTTCCTGGCTCAGCGTTGCATCTATGACATTCTGCGCGGCGGGCGCAACTATCTCGTTGTGCGCCAGGTTGGACGAACGATCCGCGGCTCTGTGTTCACTGAAATCAATCGGGTGATCCACAAATGGGGCGTGCAGCACTTATTTGCGATCAATAAGACTGACATGCTGATCACCTGCAAGAATGGATACCAGATCATCTTTGCCGGTCTGGATGACATCGAAAAACTGAAATCGCTGGCTCCACAGAAAGGCGCCTTGACGGACATCTGGATCGAGGAGGCGACAGAGACAGAGAAGAACACAGTCAAGCAACTCTACAAGCGACAGCGCGGCGGCGATGAAAGCATTTCCAAACGGCTGACCATGAGCTTCAACCCGATCTTGCAAAGCCACTGGATTTATACCGAATATTTCAGCGGCGTTGCCTGGGAAGAAACTCAGACCGAATATAGCTCGGACGAGCTGAGCATTCTAAAGACCTGGTATATCCATAACCGCTTCTTGACCCCCGACGATGTGCGCGACCTGGAGAACGAACCGGACAAATATTATTACAACGTCTACACCCTGGGCAATTGGGGCGTCCTGGGCAACGTCATCTTCACCAATTGGAGCGTGCAGGACCTGTCGGAGATGCGCGCCCAATTCACCAATACTCGCAACGGGCTGGACTTCGGCTTCTCAAGCGACCCGGCTGCGCTCAGCAGATCCCACTATGACCGGATGCGCGGGATCATCTATTTCTTTGACGAGTTTTACGAGCGCGGTCTGACCAATCCACAACTGGCGGATGTAATCAAGCCGCTGGTCGGCGCGGAGCAGGTAACTTGCGATAGCGCAGAGCCGAAGTCGATCCGGGAACTGAAAGACCACGGCATCAATGCCCATTCTGCTAAAAAGGGCAAGGATAGTGTCAACTTCGGCATCCAGTGGCTCCAGCAGCAGACCATCATCGTAGATAAGTCGTGCGTCAATACCCGGAATGAGATTATGCAATACCACTGGAAAGAAGACAAAGACGGCAATGCTATCCGCCAGCCAGTGGACAAAAATAATCATATCATCGATGGCATACGTTATGCCTATGAAGATGACATGGCTCCAATCAAGCGCGCGGTTAGGAGTTATCAAGGATGACAGATTTAGAGCGTGCGTACAAGGCGTTGAATGATAAGGTCGCGGGCTACAAGAAGTTATTCGACTATTTTGATGGCGATCAGCCTGTACTCTATACAGCTCACCGCCTGGCAGAAATCTTCCGCGGCATCGACGCAGTATTTACCGAGAACTGGTGTGCGGTGGTCATCGATAGCACGAAAGACAGGATCAATCTATCTGAGATAGTTGTCCCGGATGCAAACGCCGAAACCTGGAAGCGGTTATGGGATGGCTCGGAACTGAAACTCGAAAGCGATGATACGCACGAGGCGGTGCTGGTGACAGGCGAAGCATTCCTCATTGCCTGGCCGGACGAGGAGAACACTCCTCAGGCTTATTACAACGATCCGCGCTTGTGTCATGTTTTCTATGATCCGTCTAATCCAAGGGTAAAACAGTTTGCGGCTAAGTGGTTTGTAGATAGCGACGAAACCGTGAAACTTACGCTTTATTATCCAGATCGGCTAGAGTATTACCGGGCTCAGAAAGACCCGAGTTCGGCGAACGCGTTCCAACCAGAGGATGAGCCTGCTGCAAATGAATATGGCGAAATCCCTGTATTCCATTTCCGGCTTGGGAAACGGACGGTAAAGTCAGACCTGAAATCAGTTATTCCAATCCAGAACGGTATCAATAAACTCCTGGCAGATATGATGGTTGCGGCAGAGTTCGGAGCGTTCAAACAACGCTATGTAATCAGCAACGCGGACACGGAAGGGAAACTCAAAAACAAACCCGGCGAGGTCTGGGACGTTCCGGCGGGCGATGGTGTTGGGCAGCAAACGCAGATCGGCGAGTTGAGTTCTACAGACCTGGATAATTACCTCAAGAGTATTGACAATCTGAGCGTGGCAATCAGTTCAATTACCCGAACGCCAAAGTATTATTTCTTCTCTGCCGGCTCGAACCTATCGGGCGAGGCATTGATTGCTATGGAAGCGCCATTAAACAAAAAGGCGCAGGACAGGATTGATAGATTTATTCCTGTATGGCGAGACGTGGCGCGCTTCATGCTGAAAATTTCAGGCGAGGAAGTTGACCCGTCAGAAATTCACGTCGAGTTCGACAAACCCGCAACGATCCAACCACTTACAGATGCGCAGATACTTTCCGCATACGTCGGCGCGGGAGTACCACTTCTGACCGCCGTGCGCTGGACGGGCAAAGACGAAGAAGAGCTTGCACAATTGGAAGATGACATGAATGCAGCCGAAGCCAAAGCACAGACGAGCCTGGCGCAGGGATTACTAGAGGCGCAAAGGCGCTTCAATGCTGGCGCGGGCGCTCAACCCACAGGTGTTACAGGCGCGATGCCTGCTAATCAAAATCAATCTACGGGAGTAAATGGGAAGGTGACAAATGTTTGAGGGATTCAAACACAATTGGCTTGAGCAGGCGGACGCGGGCGGCGCGGGAAGCGCCACAACGATTGACGCCAACGCAAGCCAGAACGGCGCGGGAAGCGCTGAAGATAAAGGCGGCGCGAAAGAAACGAAGCCGCTGGTATATGCCGACTGGCTAAAAGAGCAGCCGGACGAAGTTAAGTCGATGCTGGGCACCTGGGAAGGCGGCTTGAAATCGGCGCTGCAGAGCGAGCGGGAAGCGCGCGGAGCAGCCGAGAAAGCGTTGCGCGTGGAGGCCGGGAAGGCCGAAAAGGGCAGCGAAGCCGAGAAGAAGCTGACCGAACTGGCAGACCAGATGCAAGAAGCCGACCGGCGGGCGGAGTTCTATGACGATGCTCACCGGGCGGGTGTGACGAACCTGAAACTGGCGTATCTTTCGGCGGTGGCAGATGAGCGGTTCGATAAGCGGGGGCGGGTGAACTTTGACGAGATGAAGAAGGATTACCCGGAGCTGTTCGGATCGCGCAAGCCGCCGGAGGGAAACGCCGGTGCGGGTACTGGGAGTTCACCGAACGGGAAACCGTCGATGGACGATTTTATCCGACATAAAGCTACCGGAGGGTAGCAGGAGAAGTAAACAATGCCTTACAACAATGTTATCGGGCGTTCGGACGTAGACGGGGTTATCCCGGTCGAATACAGCTACGAACTTCTGAACGGAATCGCACAGGAAAG